TCCAAAACAGTTGTTGTTGTATCTTTTAAATTTTTAAAGTAGTTAGAATATTTATCCAATATATCATTGATATCATCTGAAGCTGTTATTTGATTAGCTCTTTCAGTTTTTAATTCTTTTGTGAATTGTTGTAAAAATATAAAATCATCTTTTATAATTTTTACATTTATTAAATAGGGTAATAATATTCTAGGAATATGAATACCTTGAAAATTAGAATCTAAATGCTCTGTTTCTCCTTCTCCTGTATATTTAATAGCATTTGCTTCATCTTCTTTGTCGATATACAGACATTTATAATCTTGATTTTCTAATTTTCTAGGATTAGTATCAATTTCTGAACTATTCAATAAATTTTCAAAAGATATATCAGAAATGTTTTTTATTTCATCTAATTCTAAAATACAATTTGATTTAGTTATTACTTCTGATTTTCCCAATATTGTCCATATGTTACCATCTCTTTTATATAGGAATCTAGAACTATTATCTATTAAAAGAGCATAATCCCCTGATTTAATTATCCTTTGTTTATCATCACGTCTAATGTTTTGAACTATATTAGTATATTTGTTCCCTATTTCCATTTTAGAATCCAATGGATAGAATTCTATTAACTTATTTTTTACAATGTCCTTGTTATTTATTTCTGTAAAATCAATTTCGATATTATCAAATAGATCATCAACTATTTTACAATCAATAGCACTGGTATCAAATATTTTATCATAATAAATAGTATCAATATAATTATCTTTTTTAAGATCCGACAAAGAATGGTATATTTTAATTACTTTGAAACCTTCACATCGTTGTAAATAAAAATCATATTTATCCTTTTCTTCTTTAAATATAGTTTTATGAATATCTAATCTTTCCTTTAATCTATTCAATATTGGTCCATTTAATAATTTGAATCTTTTTTCTCCATTTGACATTTCATTCCAATTTGGAATATATTTTGAACATATTTCCTTCATTTCAATACCATCAATTTCGGAGTTAATGTATTCGCTATTTTTTAGATAATTATATTCTCTTATATATTTATGTATAAATTGATTAGAATCTATATTTTTATACATATTATTGAATAAATGTATAGAGCGAAAATCATCATTATCAAAACGAGTATTTTGATAAAAAATTCCATTATTTTTCAAAATTTTTAAGTTAGTTAATTTTAAATATTTATCAATCCTCGAATCATTACTATTATTTTCAAATAAATGTGAACTTACCGAGTTATTATGGATATTATTATTAAACTGGTTATTATTAATTATGTAATTAACTAAAATTCCAAATAAGTCTAATTTTCTTGTTATTTTATTAGTAGAAGTTATATTAAATTTGTGATTAATATTTAAAAAATGTATACATTTTTCTATATCTTTTTCAGTATATTCAGAACTATAAATTTGTTTTAGCTCCTTTGATATAGAGTTAATTAATATTTTTGAAAATTTACCTAAATTATTGTGATACAAATATTTTTTAGATAAATATCTTTTTTTTGAATCATTTATATATTTAATTATTTTGTTTAATTTGTCACACACATCCAATATATATATTTTTTTATCTTTTTCATATTTGGAATAGGATTTATATTTTTCTCCCCTTCTCAAAAACATTTCTTTAATTTTCATTTCACCTCGGTTAAATTTATTAATTTCACCAGAATGTATGTGATATTTGTTTAAAATTCTATCTAAATCTTTAAAATTATTAGATTCATTAAATTTTTTAATTTCTATTTTTTTTATTTCTGAAAGGTTAGGTATAATTTCTTGCAAATAGGATTCAAACTCATGTGTCTTTAATTTATTTGAATTATCTGGATTATCTGGATTATTTGACTGAAAAATAACGAAATTGTTATCATTATAATTTATTAAACTGTCTGATATATTTGATATATTCAAATTATTATACTGTTTTCTATTATTATGATCCTCTTTTATATAATCATTAAGGTTATAACCCTTATTATTACCTTTAAATTTATTTAAAACTCTTTGATTATTAAAGTATATTGGATCCATAAAATTATCATTTGTTTCATTTATTGAATTAATATGAAATCCTACAATATTTAGTTTTTCACCAGGAACTAATATTTCTTTTAATGGTGGTAAATTAATACTTTTATTAAAATCTGAGTTATTAAAAACCTTTTTATTAGAAGTATGTGCATAAAAACTATCACCTGTTTTATTAGTTCCATTACAAGTTCTTATCCCATTTTGATTCATTCTTCTATCACTTATTGATCTATTTGATAATTGATCTTTAAAATAATATTCATTACCATTAGCATATCTTTCTTCTAAGGAGGTTAATGCTATATCCATAGGTTCATTATTTCTTACACTAAAGCATTTTTTATCTGGATTACAATATCTTAAAATATTATTTCCAAATGGCAGAGGATCTGTTTGGAAATATTCTAATTCTCGAGATAAACCTATTTCGTCATTAATGAAACCATCATTTACATTATCAAAAAAATGAGATTCATCAGTAGTTTGACCTATTTTAGCAATAGAGTCATCAGAAGGTTCTATTTTTTCTAAACGGATTGTTCCCCCATGTGATAAATAATTACGATATTCGTTATAATCAATATGATCTCCATTTGAATTGATACCTTTATGTCTATTATATTTTACGTATAATGAATTTAAAACTTCAATTTCCTTATCAAAATCTATAAATTTTACTTGAGGAAAATCTTGAATTTCTTCATCATTCATATTTAATAGAACATCATTTTCAGTATATATTTTTTTTTTATCATAAACTATTGGAGTAATAAAATTATTTGTATAATTATTATCAAGTATATCGTCAAGTATAGGTTTATAATTATTACCATATAGTTCTATTCTACCTGTTTTTTTAAGTTTATCTCTAATTTGATATACGTGTGCTAAAAATTCTTTAGATTTTTTAAAACACATGTCATATATTTTTGTATCATCTGATTTTTTACTAGAAATAGTTTCCATTAAATTATCTGTTATAGATTCTAATAATTCATTATCGGTCCAAGGTATTTCCCATGTGGTTAATTGTCTTTCTATTTCTCTAATTTTAAATGAAATTCCCTCGTCAATTAATGTAATTTCATCGTCTCCTAAATCCTCTTCTCCATCTTTTTCCTCATCACCATCTCCTAAATCCTCTTCTCCATGTCTTTGCTCATCACTTTCTCCTAAATCCTCTTCTAATTCTAATTCATGATCATCATCGAAACCTTTTTCGTCTACATCGTCATAACCAGACTCGTCTTCTAATTCATCGTCATAACCAGACTCGTCTTCTAATTCATCACCATCAACAGACTCGTATTCTGAGTCATCATCATTATCAGACTCATCTTCTAATCCATCATCAATGATTTCCATAGTTTCAATATTATTGATTGGAGTTTTTAAATCTATTACAAATAATCCAGAAGTGGTTGAATAAAATTGTGCTTGGTCATTTTCGTCTATTACCATAAAAGTATATTTAGCGTTGGCTGTACCATCTTTATACTTAATTTCAACATTTTTTCCCGTATCCAAAGTTCGAATTAATTCATTAATATTATCATTTTTCGATGAATTACTCATATCTCTATAATAATATTAAGATTTTAATTTATATTCAAAAACTATTAATAATAATCAGTATCAAATATTTTAAAATATAAATACTTAAAGTTTCAAATCAATTTACATTTAAAATGTCATTATTAAAGGAATTTATTAATAATATAGAAGGAGGCGAAAATTTTACAAACGTTAAAAACGCTTTAGAGAAAAAAGGTTTAGTCGTAAAAGAAAATGAAAATTTATACCTTATTAAGTATGATAGAAATAAGTGCAATATTGATTCAGATTTACTTAGACAATCAAGGGGTATTATTTTAGAAAAAAATACAAATAAAATTATATGCTATCCACTTGATGGTGCTATTGAAAAAAATATATTTAAAACAAAAAATAATTGGAATGATATAGTAGTCGAAAAATCTATTGATGGAACATTAATTAATATATATTATTATTCTGGTAAATGGAATGTTTCTACAAAAAGTGTAATAGATGGTAATTGTTATTGGAATAATGAACAAAGAACTTTTAAACAACTATTTGAAGAAGTTTTAGAATCTTTAAATTTTAATTATGATCTATTAGATAATAGTTTAAATTATTCTTTTGTATTATGTCATCCTAAAGAAAGAAATGTTACAAAATATGAGGAGGCTAAAATATACCATATTTCGTCAAGAAACATTCATACTTTACGAGAATGTGATATAAATATAGGAATACCTAAACCTGAAATACTTAAGCTAGATAATTTTAATTTATTAAATGTTAATTCATATACTGACCTAGAAAATTCATTAAAAGATCTTGATTATTCCCAAGAAGGATATATGTTATATACAAAAAATCGTATGGAAAGGGTAAAATTTAAAGGAATTAAACATTGTTATGTTAAAGAATTAAAAGGCAATCACCCCAACACTTTGTTTCACTTATTAGAAATAAGATTGAATGAAAATAAATTAAAAGATTTTCTTAGATATTTTCCTGAATATTTTGAACTAGCTACAAATATAGAAGTAGCTATAGATGAATTATCACAGGCAATATTATTTTTTTATACTAAAACTAAAAAAAATAAAGAAAATATCGAAATTCCAAAATTGTATCAAAAACCTATTATAGAATTACATCAGGAATATTTAAAATTAATGGATAGATATAATCCAAAAAAACATTCATATAAACCTAGTATAACTTTACCTAAAATTATTCATTATTTAAATTATGAAATAGAGGTTAAATATTTATATCATTTAATTACATTTCATGATAAAGATCAATCAAAATAAAGTATCTAGAAAAAAAACTTTTCTAAATATTTTCTAAATTATTTAAGTGTAATTTTATTGAGTAGAACTCTTTAACATTTCCTCAGAAGTAACTGATGTTGTAGAGACTGACGAAGGTTTTTCCTTCTTTTTTAGGGTTATCTTTTTCTTTACTTTTGTTTTTCCGTCTGTAGGTTTTCCTTCTTTAGGTTTGAAATCTCGTAAGAAGTTAGTAATATCGATAATATATTCTTTATTGTTATCCGAGCGACGAATTTTTACTTTATCTTCTAAAATTTCTTGTACTATCACATCAATATCTACCATATCATCTATATATTCTCGTATACGTGATAACGTATTTTCTCCATCTGATAAAGTTTTTATACTCCATTCACTACCTGTTTTTTTTAAATGCTTTAGTATATCATCATCATATAGTGATTTAATATCTTCTAAATAATTTATTTTTTCTTTTGATTCATTTTCTCCTTCATCAACAAAAACATTTTTATCACTAGAGTCATCTAATGCGATAATTTCGTTAACTTCTTCCTTACGATTCGACTGTAAGATATTCGTTTTTTTATGAAAACCATCCAATTCTGGAAATACTATAGGAAAGTTAGGGAAAACATTAAAGAATTCCGCTTCGTCATCAATTCTAAAACTGTTTTTAGTTATATGACTTTTATGTGAAAATTCATTTTTAACATGACATATATCATTATATATAGTTTTTAAACAATTAATTAATAGAAATTCATAAATATTTTTTTCTAAAATATCGTTTTCTTCAATATTTTTTGTAGATACTGAGTTACTCCATTTTTTGTAAATATATTGATTTAATTCATTAAGAGTTGTGATATCCATTTTATTTAATTTAATTTTAATTTTTATAGTTTCTTTCAATGGATGTGGCATACTATAACTTGCAAATGACAGAATATTGGAATTAAGAGCATAATTTCCAATATAAGATGCCTTAAAATATTCACTAATTATATTACCTATTGTGTGATTTTCATTATCTATATCTATAATATATCCATTTAGTAAGTCATTTGATTTTGAGGTTGATATTTTATTATTTAAGTGATTAATTTGAAACAATGATTCTGAATTTTCTTCAATAGATAAAGAATTTAAAATATCTAGAATTTTTAATTCTAAAATAGTCAAGGCGTCATAAACTATTTCATCTGATTCCAAAAAACCTATAGATTCAATATTAAATATAAATGAATTAGGATTCCCAAAACCATTAGTTTTAAATATACGATCTTTGTCCAATAAATTAAAGGATCTGCGAAATTTTTCTTCCTCATCTTCTGATAAATCTTTTAATTTTCTATTGCGTCTTTCTTTGTTCGTATAATCTAATTTTTTTCTAAAAATTTCTTCTATTAATTCCTCATCATTTAACTGTAATTGAAATGAAACTGTTCCTACTGGACAATATCTAGCATGTTGTTTACCTATACCAATAGAAGGTTTAGCCACTAATGAAATTTCTTCTCCCATTTCATCATCCAATACATTAGGTTTTAATATATTTAAGTTAATAAATTCTCCTGTATAAAAATCTGGTAAAAATATTTTATCTACCTTTGGTGAAATATCTTCCATTGAAGCTGATAATAAAGAAGAGTCACTATATTGAAAGTCGTTATTAGTTACTGTAATATTGCTATTAGAATTAGTTAGTGTTAAACTATCTCTGGTTTCCTTATTATTTTTAATATTTATTTTAAAATGTGGTATATCCGTTGGATTTTTAAAATCAAAAATTCTTTTACCATAATCTACATTATATTGTGTCTTTACTTTAAGTAAATCTTCTCCCATGTATAAAGGAACTAGAGATATTCTATGAGACAAAAATTCATTATGTATCCCAGATGAATTTTTTTCAATGACAATTGATCTAGATAGTTCATTATCTACCCATTCGTCACTAAAAGACACAATAGGTATATTAGATAACATGGCCCTTCTAAATGAATTAGCTAATGACAATGGAATATGGTTAAGAATGAAAGATGTTTCATGTTTAAAATTATTACCATCTTTATTTGATACAAAACTTGTTTCTTGATTTTCGAAATTTGTAAAAATATCCATATAAATAGTATGCGATAATATATTAATATATTTTGTGCTTAAATAATTATCAAATTTAATTTATTAATGTGTATAAATTATTTAAATTAAATATTTCTAAGATATATATGTCAAATAAGCCTATTTTATTCTATTCACCAAAATGTACGCATTCTATAGAATTATGGAAAAAATTAAAAGAAAATAATATTCTTGATAAAATTCTTAAGATTAATGTATCAAACGCAACAACAATTCCCAATAACGTAAAAAGAACACCTACTTTATTAATTAATGGAAGACAACCTTTGATTGGACAAGCGATCGAGTTTTACTTAAGAAATCCACAACCTAATAAGCAACAAAATGAACAGACTCAACAACCTATTGTAGATAATAATATTCAAGACTATATGCCAGAAGAAATGAACAACTCTTGGTCAGACAATTATTCTTTTATTGATAACAATAATCCTATAGATCATAGTTTCCAATGGCTTAATCAGAATAATACTATAAAATGTTCTAAACCTATGTTGAATAATAAGAAGGGCAATGTAATTGATAATAGACTTGAAACACTTAAAAAAGAAAGAAATTTAGATTTACATAAATAAACTTAAAGAGTTTTTACGTATAAATAAGTATATTTTAAATATAATTATATCTTAAGATATATTTATGAGTTTTTTAACAGCTTTCAATAAACAATTATGCAATTTGGTAAATAATTTATCCGATATGTTCCCTACAGATCCAGATCTTCAATTTTCAAAAAATACAGTAGCATTTCTTAAAAAAAATAATCCAAGAAAATTACAAAAAATATTTTCGGAATATGTGGCTATATATGAGGATCAAATTAAGGAAGAAGATGACAAATTTTTTTTAACTAAAGATTTTATAAAGGAAGATTTAGATTTTGATTCAAATCATTATTCTAATGATATTATGAAAAATTTAAAAAAATATTGGCATCTAATGGATACGGAAAGTAAACAAAATATATGGAAATACCTTAAAGTCCTTGTTATTTTAAATGATAAATGTAATAATGCGTAAGGATTTAATAAATAAAAAATCAATTATTATTAAATGTCAAGATTAAATTCATTTAATAGTAATTTAGAAAAGTTATTAAAAAACATTATAAAATTATTTCCGGATCAAAAGGAGGATATTGAAAAATACTATAAGTTTCCTGTAAGTGGTGATATATACATAAAACTATTTTTTGAGAACTGTAAAAGTCTAGGAAAAGACATATCAGAGAAAAACGAAATTATATTTTCTGAAGAATATATAATATTACCAGAAGTTAAATTTAATCTTATTTGGAATGATGAAGACATCGATGACGAAAGTAAAGAAACTATATGGAAATATTTACATACATTATATATTTTTTCATATGAATTCCAAAAAGATAAAGATGTTAATGAAATTTTAGAACAACTTAAAAATATTCAACAGGATAATTCCGATTTAGATGAACAAACTAAAACATTTTTAAGTATTATTGATAATTTATCAGGTAAAAATGATATAGATATGGATAAACTAGAAAATTCAGAATTAAATAATGAAGATGAAGATGAAGATAATACTTCGGGATTTACTTTACCAAATATGCCAGATTTGTCAAATTTAATGAATGGTAGTATTGGTCAGTTGGCACAAGAAATAGTATCTGATTTAGATACATCTAAATTAAATTTAGAAGATCCAAGTATGCTTTTAAAAAATTTAATGTCTGGAAATATTGGTGATGATAGTGGATTAATGGATCTGGTTAAAAATATTACAGGTAAAATACATGATAAAATAAATTCAGGTGAATTAAATGAAGAACATTTATTTTCAGAAGCTAATAATGTAATGAATACTTTCAATAATTCTTCTAATTCTAATAGTTTATTTAATAATATGTTTAATCAAGCAGTTAATACGGGAATTAATAGTGGTTTAGACTCTGATATGTCAGAAGAAAATCAAGAAATAGTTAAAAATTGTCAACAAATTATAAATAATAAAGCTGCTGTAAATAGTAACCCTCAACAAATGTTAAAAAATGCGAAATTACAAAAAAGAAGGGAATTATTAAGAAAAAAATTAGAACTTAAGAAAAAAATTGAAGAAAACGCTAAACAATTAGAAAAAGAAGAAAAAATGTTAAATGATTCTCAAAATTTAGAAGAGTGGAATGAATTTCAATAAATAAATATTTAGATAATATATATCTAAATATATATTAACATATGAATTCTAATAATAATAATACTGATAAGTTTTGGTCAGATGATATTGAAATATTATTTAAAGTTGACAAATTATCTCAATTTTTTCCATCTACTGGATATAGTTTTTCTGAAAAACTTAATGCTATAACAAGATGTGCTTTTTATTTGAGTATATTGTTGTATTTATACAATGGTAATTACAAATTCCTATTTATATTTATAGTAGTATTAATTTTAACATATATGATATTCCATAATAATGAAGAATATAAGACATCACAGCAATTAATAAGTAAATTTACAAATTTTGGAAATAAAAGATATCCTGTCGAATATATTAGTCCTACTAAAAATAATCCTTTTATGAACATATCTTTAGACGATTATGAAAAAAATCCAAATAGAGAATCTATTATGAGGAAAAATGGATCTAAAAAAAATATAAATGAACAAATAAATAAAAAGTTTAATATTAACCTTTATAAAGATGTTAGTGATATTTTTGGAAAAGAAAATTCACAAAGACAATTTTATACTACACCTATAACTACCATACCTAATGATCAAACTAAATTCGCTAAGTGGTTATATAATATTCCAAAAACTTGTAAAGAAGGAAATGGACAACAATGTATGCGTAATAATTTTAATCCATTATATGGAATGTTAAGAGGTAAAACGAGTGGATGTCCACCAAATCAATAAATAATTTAAATTTAAAATTATTAATAGAATTTTAAATTTAAGATAGTAACATTTAATAAAGGATTAAATATCTTTTATATATATATATACCAATATGGATAATTGTATTAATCCTAAGAAAAATAAGTTTAATATACAGGGTCTCACAAGACTAAATGAAGATAGTTGTTATAAAAACTTAAGAAACAAAACTATTTCAAGAACTGGAAAATATAATACCCGAAATTTTAAAAATTGCGATTGCTTAGCGCCAGAAGTTAAAGAACTTTCTTTACAGCATCCAAGTGTTTTTTTTAGAGATGGATATGGTTGGTCTTCTAATAATGGTTGTAATATTGATAATGATTCTAAATTAAGAAATGCTAAAAACTTAACAAATGAGAGATGTATTAATCAACTGATGACTAGACCATATTCAACTACACCATACATGGGTAGAGGAGAGGGTAATGTGATTATTGAAAATAAATTGCTCCCAGGAGAAAGCACTGTTCAAAATAGACCATGTAATAATTTATCAGGAATATATATAGACCGTTTTATTCCACAGATTCCATGTATAAAAAGAGAAATACAAAATACTAAAAATATTATTCCTGAAGATACTGATAATAATTGGGTAAGAGGTGGTCAACCCTCAAGACAAATTATAAGGAATAAAGATTATCTTAAAAATTGTGGATATAAATATAATGGCAAATTTTGGAAAAGATAAATAACGTATTATATAAAGAATAAATTTAATTTTTCAGTATAAATAAATTCTTTATATAATATATATAATCATGAGTTCAAATAGATTAATGTACGATACCTGTGCGTATTCCAAAAGATTAAATGAAAGTGTTGGTCCCTTATCATATGTTTTAAATCCAATGAAATATGAAAATTGTCAAAAATGTAGACACGAATTAGGTATAGTTGGTGGAACTTCTGTTAGTCACATTAAAGGAAATTTAGTTGATTTAGAAAATGATCTAAGAGGCGCAACCAGAGCAAATACACTTTGTCCTGATAATAAATTTAAACCTAATAATGGATCAATTACTATTAAGGGTAATGGTTGTGGTAAAAATGATAGAACTGTTGATACAAATTTAGTTCATTTACCATCATGTCAAATGATTAGATATAAACCTACTCCACTTCCCCCAGCCATGGATTTAAGCAATTGTCCTGCTCCTAAAGTCCCAGTTACTTCTCAATGCCAATAGATTCATAAGAATTTAAAAATAAATTTTATAATTCATGTGAATAAATAAAATTATAAATAATAATTTATAAAATAAAAGTATCTATATAATATATAAGATATGAGTTTTAATAGACTAAATTATGATGAAGGCGCATATAAACAAGAGTTAAACCAGTCAGTTGGCCCTGGTGTATATAAATTAGCGGAACCAAAAGTATCTTGCCAATCTTGTTATCCTTATCCCCCATCTGTTAGATTACAAAAACAAGGTAATTCAATTGATAGAAGTAGATTACTTATAGATACAGATTCGGAACTTATGGGTTTAAACAGAAGACTTTCTAAAAATCCTGATAAAAATTATGTTCCAGTTTGTCCTGATAAAGTGTGCACTTCAGGAGAAGTTTGTGGCCAAGGAGTTATTGGATCATGTAATTTAAGAAAACCTGGAGAAAGATATATGGATAATAATTTACAACATTATAAGGATTGTTTTATACCTTCTGAGGATACTAGATTATCTAATCCAGCCTGTAATTTAAGAGGAACTGGATGGAATAGATGGGAATGGTTATGCCAGGATCCCCAAGAAAGAATCGAAATTCCTTTTGATTATAATATTTCAAATAGAATTATTGTTAAGGATAATCATCGCCCATGTATCCCAACACCTATTGATTCCTCTCCAGCACTACCAACTGGAGGTGAACTTCCTTGTGAACCCACCGGTACCACATGTGGAGCAAACACTTCACCTCCTTCAGTTCATTGGAGAAGTAGTAGTGAAATTAGAAATTATTAAATGAGTCTCTATAAATATAGATTTCTTTATAGAGATAAATTAAAAATAAAATAAAATTATATATTAATATATAATGGAATTTTTAATAGGAACTTCTGTTTTAGCCGCAGGATATTTATTAAGTAAAAATGGTAATAAAACAACAAATAATAGTAATCAAACTATTAAATCTAGATTAAATAATAAAACTATTTATAATAGTAATAATATAGAAACCGTAAAATTAATAGAGAAAAAAAAAGCAAATAGAAATTTTTCTAAAACAAAAGATGCTATAAATACTAATGTTATTCCTCCATATTTTAACCAAAAAATTTTTAATGATAATAATAAATCTATTAAGTTTTTACAAAGTAACCAAAATACTTTAAATACGACAAAAGGTCCTTATATTAGTAGATTATCTGGACAACCAATAACTAAAGAAAATTTTACACATAGTAATATGACCCCTTTTTTCGGTGGTTCAGTTAAGCAAAATACTTATGAACATGCTAATACACCCATATTAGAATTACATACAGGAACTAGTAAACATTGTATAAATAAAACAGAGATTAAACCTATGTTTAAGCCATCTAAAAATATAAATAATACATATGGAACTAAACATTCTATAAGCGAACAACTAGATCGTTTTACTGGTTCTAAAATAAGAAACAATGAAGTGCCAATTAAATCATTAATTGTAGGACCTGGATTAGCTAACGGTTATACAAATATACCCTCTGGGGGATTTCACCAAGGAGATACACGGGATTATATAATGCCTAAAAGTGTAGATGAAATAAGAACTAAATCTAATCCAAAATTAACATATAAGGGTAGAATTATAACTGGTAAATCTTTTAATAATAAAAGAAAAGTTATAGGTTCAGTTTCTAAAAACAGACCAGATACATTTTATAAATCTGGTCCTGAAAGATTATTTACTACTGTTGGTTCAACTACTAAGGAAAAACTAAGACCTTGTATTATATACAAGGATACTAATAGAAAGATCACTAAATCTTACCATGGAGTAGGAGCACCGGTTAGTAAAAAAAGTAAAATGAGATCTAAATATAAAAAAACATCAAAAAACATATATAAAGGTGATGGTCCAAGAAATGCAAATCTAAGCGGTAAATGGAAGAATGAAAAGTTTTCAGATTATGGTAAAAAAAATTATAACTTACCAAGTAACGAAAGGGATATTACTGGTCAAAGAACACATACTTCAAATGTAACATCTATTGTGAAAGCTATAGTAGCTCCTTTAGAAGATATATTAAGAACAACTAAAAAAGAGAATGTAATAGGTAATATACGACAAAGTGGTAATTTTAAATCATCTAACCCAAAATTAACAGTTTATGATCCTAATGATATAGCAAGAACTACTATAAAAGAAACAAATATACATGATACAGGATTGGGTCATTTAAAAGGTCCTAATAGAATGACGGTGTATGACCCTAATGATGTTGCCAAAACAACTATTAAGGAAATACATATATTAAATAAAAGAAATGGTAATATTTCAGGACCTAATAAATTAATAACATATGATCCTAATGATATAGCTAGAACTACTATAAAAGAAACAAATATACATAATATACGATCAGGAAATATGAATTCTCGATCGAGAGGTGTTGTATATGATCCTAATGATGTAGCAAGAACGACGATTAAAGAAACTACTGTCGAAGAAGTTAGGTCAGGACAATTAACACCTTTTCAAAAAGCTATTGTTTATGATCCTAATGATGTAGCAAGAACTACCATAAAAGAAACAAATATACATGATAATAGATCAGGTAATATGAATGGTAAATCTAAAAGTGTAGTTTATAACCCTAATGATAGAACACGAACAACTATTAAAGAGACTACTATTAGTGATGTTCGTTCAGGTAATTTAGCAGGTTATAATAAAGCTATAGCTTATGACCCTAATGATACTACTAGAACAACTATAAAAGAAACAAATATACATGATACTAGAACCGGATATATACAGAATACTAATGGTCATAAAGGTGTAGTTATTGACCCAATACATGGTAAACCCAAATTAACTATTAGAAACACAACTAAACCTGAAGAAACTATACTAAATATGAATACTTATAATAAACACATTGTATATGACCCTAATGATGTCGCTAAAACAACAAGTAAGGAAACTAATATTCATAATACACGCTCGGGAAATATGAATTCTTCTAAAAAAAATGTAGTGTATGACCCTAATGATATAGCCAGAACTACCGTAAGAGAAACTACTGAAAATAATAATAGAACAGGTAATGTAAGTAATTTAGAAAAACATGATGCTGGATATTTAACTAATCCCAAAAAAGCCCCTAATACAAACAGACAGTTTACTACAAAGGAATATACAGGTGTTATGTCTGGAGATCAAACGGGAAGTAGTGGATACGGATATATAACAGCAGGAACACAGGCTTTAAATACCAATAGACAATTTACTTCTAAATCTTATTCAGGTTCAGCTACAAGTAAGAATACTAAACCTATGTCTTATCAAGATATTTATAATGCCACAATTAATCATGTTAAGGAAGGAACATTAGAAGGAAGGAATCCTACTCCGTCTAATGTATCACTTACTTCAGGGTTAGAAAATGTTAACGTAAATGTAAAAAAAATAGAAGATGATTATATTAATAATAGGGATCTTAAGAATACTAAGGTATATAATTCTATAAATCAGATAGATCCTTGTTCAGTTACGAAATTAAAAGACCAATTAAATAATGAACAAATAAGTAATAGAATAAATCCATCTTTATTAAATGCTTTTAAAAAAAATCCATATACTAAACCATTGGATAGTCATTTTCATAGTTAAATATAAATTTATAAGATTTAAATTCTTGTAAATTTTATATCCACTTTATTGGATTTTTATCCCATTCAATTAATTTTTTATTAATTTTCGAAAAATGTTTACAACCAAAAAAACCACCTCTATTCGCGGATAATGGACTTGGGTGTTTCGCTTCAAGGATATGATGTTTGTTAGTATCAATATATTTTTTTTTACCCTTAGCGTAATTACCCCACAAAACAAAGATGACCTTATCACAATGATTAGATATATCTTTTAATATTTCTGTTGTATATGGTAACCAAAATTTAATATGGGATTCTGGACATTTCTCCCTAACTGTTAAAGATGTATTAAGAAAAAGTATACCCTGTTTTGCTAAATCATTAAATTCTGTATTTGTCCTTGTTATACCAATATCATTATACAATTCTTTAAAAATATTTCTGAGAGAAGGTGGTGTTTTAATATCATTAGGCACACTAAAACATAAACCATTGGCTTGACCTTTTCGGTGATAACAATCTTGTCCAATAAACACTACCTTAAGATCTTTAATATCAAAATGATTAAATGTATTAAAAATTTTATCTTTTGGTGGAAAAATTGATATGGATTTACCAAAAATGTTATATTCGTTTTCAATATTTTCGTTAATATTATTTAATAAATCACTATATTTAATTAAATAATTTTTCCAGTCAGTATTCAATAACTTTATTTGAGTATGAAGCATTTTATATTTTTTTTCATAAATTTTATTTAGGATATCAAATTTATACAATGCGTTATGAATTATTAAATTATATCTAAATATTTAGTAAAGAATGAATAATATACATGTTTTAGTAGATGCCAAAACTGAATATACTAAACAGTTAATAAATATTTTAACTCCAAGAATGATGGAAGGTTTTCAATCTGTATATGATCATGCGAAAGATACTGGGTCAAATAGTAAAGATAAGCAAATTTTAAAATTATTTCAAACTTATTTAAGTGATATACCTAAATGGACAAATACCCAATTAGTTGACGAATTTAAAAGAATATCTAATAAATCTAATTGTGATTGGTTGGATGATTTAATTAAAGCTGTTTTCGTAAGTCACACTAAGGTATTAATTTCTATAAAAATGTCTAATAAATCAAAAAAAACTGTAGATCTCTCAATTCCAAAGGCTATTCATTTTATACATAAGTCATATATTAATTGTGCCAGAAAATTTTGGAAAAAACCGTATTTATTTTATCATGATGTATCTCAATATGAAATACAACAACATAAAAATGAAATTGAAAGTATAGTTTCATCTACTGTTGAGGAAACTGTTAGAAAATTATTACCTGTAAGAAATATATTAAGAGAATATTTAGGAAACAATTTTGTAGATGATATTGATGATGACTTATCAAATGATATATCTGTTAGTGATAATTTAAATTTAAAAAAATTAGTTGAGAAAGAATTAGAAATATCTATTAAAAAAAAAAAAAGTTTAGATGATAACAACTATAATAATTTTGAAATATCTTCTAATTTTGAAGAAAATGTCACTTATGAAAAAAATGAGTTAGATAAAATAGAATTAGAAAAGAAACATAATAATGATCTTAGGAAAGAAGGTTTAACTGTGGAAAATAATGTTGAAGAAACTCTCCAGGAAAATGGGGATACTAATGTTGTTGAAGATATGGTAAATATTGAAGAAACTCTACAAGAAACCCCTCAAGAAAATGGGGATACTAATGTTGTTGAAGATATGGTAAATATTGAAGAAACTCTACAAGAAACCCCTCAAGAAAATGGGGATACTAATGTTGTTGAAGATAAGGTAGATATTGAAGAAACTCTACAAGAAACCCCTCAAGAAAATGGGGATACTAATGTTGTTGAAGATAATGTAGATATTGAAGAAAATCTACAAGAAATCCCTCAAGAAAATGCGGATACGAATGTTGTTGAAGATGTTATTGAAGATGGTTTAATTGTAGAAGAAGTCCTTCAAGAAAATGGGGATACTAATTTAGTCAAAGATGATGTGGTTGTTGAAGATCCTCCTCAAGAAAATGGGGATAATAATGAATTAGGAGTTACTGGTAAAGATTTAGTGGCTGTTGAAGATGTAGTTGTTGGAGAAAGTCTTCAAGAAAACCAAGATACTACAGTTGTGGAAGATGCGGTGGCTGTTGAAGAAACACCTCAAAAAAAACAGGATATTAATGCTGAAGATGATGTTTTATCTACTATGAATTCTGTTCAAGTAAATGACTTTGATTTAAATTCTAATGTATTTGAGGAATTTTTAAATGGATCAGGGGGTGCTGTAAATGACGATAATAGATTAGAAAAATATTATGATTTAGAAGTAAGCGATACTAAAAATAAAGAAAGTGGTGAATTAAATAGCACTAAAAAATTAGATGACAATAAGACATTATCTAATACTGAAAAATTAGATGATACTGAACAATTAGAAAATAATGAAGATTTAGAAAATAAGGTAAACGTCGTGGAATCTAATAAATTAGCTGATAATGAAGAATTATTAGAAAAAGAAGTTGTAAAATCTGATACAACTAATAAATTAGATGATACTAAAGAATTAGAAAATAATGAAGAATTAGAAAATGCTGAAGAATTAGAAAATAATGAAGAATTAGAAAATGCTGAAGAATTAGAAAATAATGAAGAATTAGAAAATGATGAAGAGTTAGAAAATGCTGAAGAGTTACCAGATACTAACGAATTAGTAAATATTAAAGAATTACAAGATAATGAAGAATTAGAAAATGATGAAGAGTTAGAAAATGCTGAAGAGTTACCAGATACTAAAGAATTAGTAAAGACGAAAGAATTAGAAAATATCGAAGATGTTGTTAATAGTCAAAAATTAGAAATAAATGAAAATAAATATGATTCTGAAGATGTTAATACACAGGAATTAATGGATAAAAAAGAAAATGAAGATCGTGAAGAAGATGATGATGACAAAGAAGATGAAGATGATTTGATCGATAATTTTTATTTTGAACAAATAGCAAAAAATGATAGTAATTCTATAGAAGATTTAAGTAATGAAATAACTCCCGAAGATGATTTGATCGATAATTTTTATTTTGAAAATATAGCAGAACAAAATGATATAAATTCAGTTAATAATCAAGAAGTTATTAATATGGATGTTAATATGAATAGTAATGATGATATGGTAACTCAAGAATATTCAAAAAAAAGTCGAAATATTGAATTAAATGTAACAAATAAAGAAGAAAATATAGAAGAAGATGTTAACTCTAATTTTAAATTTTTTAATGATACAATTAATTATAATTAATATGTTTTTTTACCAAAATATTTTTCTTGTAAAAAAATATAATGAACTCTTTAGGAAATCCAGTATTAGTATCTGTGCTTATTGGTTTAGTCAGTGTAATCTTAAGTTATATTGAAAACAAAATGAATAATTCAAATAGATCTAATAAAGATTATTTAAAATTATTTGTACTTGTTAGTGCTTCAGTGATAGTTTCAACATATATGGTTAATAATACTTCTGTATTAACTTCTTTTAAAGACCAAGAAATGTTAACTGGTGATCCAGGGTTTTAATGAAGTCGCTTAACTACATATACCCATGACCACATATTAGTATCAACCATAAAATTGAATCAATAATATTCCAATTATTTATTTAACTTTTACATATATTTCCAAATACAATCCAGCTTTTAAATTTAATAGTGAGATTTTTTAACATTTACTACAATTTTACCTTTCTTTCTTCTATTTGCATTCATATCTAATTCCTCATCATCACTATCTTCAAAATTCGGATTATAATTATCATCGTGGAATTGCCATAATTGAGGTGCCCCTAATTGAAAATCATCATGTGCTTCGGCCTTATACCAAAACACTTGATCTTCCAATTTATTACTTTTAGCATTATTATTAACAACTATACATTCGTAATTTTCAGTACATTGATCCATTACTTGGCAAAAAATATCAAAATGAGGAAACATGCCAGCATACTGTTCATATAATCTTTTTCTATTTGAAACATAATTTTCTCTTAGAATAAAAACAAAATCCACATTTGTTCTTAAATTTGGTGGTATACCTAATGAATATTGCATAGTAATGATAAACATCATCTTATAATGTCTACCATTCATAAAAAGTGATCTAATATATTTATTATTAATCCAACTTTTATCATATAAACAATCATCTAATATTAAAAAAGCTCTAGGATCTATATTACAACTACCATATTCTTCATTTTCTTTCTTAATTTGCGTGATAACTTTTTTTTGACGTTTAAGAACATTTTGGATAAGTTCGGGTTTATATTCTCCATGTATAAAAATACTAGGCATCATATTTGAATAAAACGCATTAGCTCCTTCTGTTCCCGAGATAACAGTCCCTACTGGAATATCTTGATGATGATATAACATATCTTTAACTAAAAAACTTTTACCAGTTTCTCTTTTTCCTATAAACACTACTACTTTATCATCAGATATCATGCCCATATCGAATTTTTTTAATTCTAAACTCATACTGATATTCCTATACATTATAATTTATTTTTTATTACGCAACATTTAAATTTACTTATAGAAATGATTATGAGTTAAATTTAAAATTATAATTTAAAAAGAATTAATAATGAATAATTTTTATAAATTTTTAGATATTAAAGAGATTTCTCATAAATATAAAAAAACATTTGAAAATTCGATTAAAAATGCTTTTAATTGTAATGAGGTAAATATTTTCAATGCTAATTATAACCTATTTGATATTGATAATTTAGATTTTAAACGATTTAATTCAAAATATTATTTAATTAAATTATTAAAAAAGAAAAAAAGTCAAAAAATACACATAAATGGGCATATTTTTAAAGCATTAATTAAATATAACAATAAATATATATTCAAAAATATTTTTTGTAAAGAATGTCCATGTTACAATCCACTATATATTAATATAGGGAATAATAATGATACTTCTTATTATCAATTTCTGTTAAATGATTTTATGTATAATTTAAATTCATCAGTAAATATTGAAATCTTAGTATCTTATTTATTATCAAAATTAGTAGAACATAATATTTCACCACATTTTCCATTATATTATGGTAATTGTAATACTAATATGAAAAAATATACATCAGAAATATCAGATAAGGAAATTAGTGAATTAGATAAGGATCTTAAATATCCAATAGTTATTTATAGTGATAGTTGTAATAGCTATCTACAAAGATTTAATTTCCCAGTTAATTTAATTTTTTCAGAAAAATTAGAAGAGGATCTTTATAACTATTGTAATAATAAAATATTTATTGATAATTTAGAATGGACATCTTATTTATTTCAAATAATTATGGCACTTAGTGTATGTCAAAAATATTTTGGAGTTTATCATAATGATTTACATCTTTCAAACGTAATGTTTTCCAATACAGATAAAGAATATATTTATTATTCTTATAAAAAAATATATTATAAAATACCTACTTATAATAAAATTATTAAAATTATTGATTGGGGAAGAGCTACATATAATTTTAATAATAAAATAGGTAATAATTTTATATTTAGAAAAGATGGAGACGCTTTTGGACAATATTATTATCAAAAAATTAATAATAAAGGAAAAAGAACTATTCCACCAAACCCATCAGTTGATTTGGCTTTACTTGCTGGAAATTTTATAAATGAAAAATCATTTCCTAAAAAAGGTAAATTATATAATTTAATTAAATCTTGGATAACTTTTGATAAAAAACTAATAAATTTGAACTTAATTAAAGATAATTCATTCGAATTCTATACTATTGTATCACATAATTCGTGTAATTCTATTCCAATAAAACAAATTACTAAAAAAATATTTAAGCAATTTATTGTAGATAAAGATTTAATACCTAAGGATTCAATTATATATGGTATCTAACATTTTAATTTTTATTTTTCTATAAAATTATTAAAATTTTTACTATTAAAATTTCTATCATTTGTATTAAATGGATATGATGACCATATACTTGGTTTATCAAAAATATCACTATACAAATTTTTTAAATTAGTAGAAGTTACTTGTTCTTCATAAAAAGATCTAGGTATATACCTATATTCGATCTTTTTATTGGGACATTGTTGTTGTTTTTCCATATAACCTGTGAATAATAATACTAAACCTATAATAAATAGAATCAAAATAAAGGATTTCATTTATTATATATATAAGATTTTTATAGTTCTTGTTCAGCTACTTTTTCAGAATTCCTTTCTTTGGCAGAAAGCCAAGGATCTGATGATTCTAAACTTTTCTTTACATCATCTGATAAATTATTTTCTTCTAGATTATTTTTTTCTAGACTATTCTCTTCTAAATTATTTACTAGACTACCTTGTTCTAGTTTTTGTTCTAGTTTTTGTTTTTTAGCCTTCTCTTCTGCTTGTCCTTTAACATAGTCAATATTTTCTCTAAAATGCTGTTCTTTATCTTCTTGATTCTCTTTATATTTTTTGACTAAATTATTAAGTTCTGATTCGAAATATTCTTGATTATCTACCTTGTGTGGATGAGGATCCCAAGGTAACCAAAAACCAACTTGTCCTACAAATACGTTAAAGTTTTTATCCTTTCTTTGTAATACCTTGGCTCTTACTTGTGCCTCTTTCAATGAGTCATACACTCCCCTTACTTTTAATCCACGCACACTTGTCTTGAAATCATTTTCCTTATGGAACATATCTTCTAACTGCTCGCCATTGGAATATAAGAAATCTTTATATTTATCTTCAATATCTTCACTAGATAAATCATATTTTTCAGCCATTTTTTTCATAAATTCATGAACAAAAAATACATTTTTGTTTTTAAGAACATTTTCAGGTGAAACAAATGATAAACATACGTAGTTTTGTCCTCTTATTTGATCATCTGATTCTAAAAAATCTTCAATTTGTTCTGCTTCTTTCGACATATGATCTATAATTGATAAATATCCTTTAAGTATTAATATTTAATTATAATTATATTTAATTTAATTATAATTAAATAGTCATTTAATTTTATTTTTTTTTCTTTTTATAATATATAATAATATGGACAGATTACAAAAAGAATTAAGCGAATTACAATCAGCATTTGATTTACAAGAAGTTGTTAAGAGAGCTGTTAAATATCTTATCGAGGGGGGAGCCGTTGCCGTTGCCGCATATTATATCCCTAAGAAAAAAATGAACATTGAAGAAATTGTTATGATCGCAATCACTGCCGCTGCTACATTTGCTTTATTAGATATGTATGCGCCAAGTATTAGTAATGCTGCCAGACAAGGAACAGGTTTTGGTATTGGTGCTAATCTTGCTGGTTTCCCACAAATGTAAATTATTAATTTTTAATAATTATTAAACTTATTAAAAAATAATTAAATTGTTTTAATATATTCCCATCTTAAATCTTGACAAATATCTTTCCAAATTTTATCTTGCTCTGCCAATTTCTCTCTAGATTTTAGTAAACTAAAATATGGAAGAAAGTGATCCATTTCTAAAAGTTGTAAACATTTGTATAGAACATAAGAATATGATAAAAAATTGCTTCTTTTATTAGGACAATGTTTTATCCAAGGCGCTTGTATTTCTTTAAACATCATTCTTAATTTTTCTTCAGTCTCTCTATCTATAATAGGAGCAGGCTTACCACTTAATCTATTTATAATGTGTGGTACATGTTCATAATATTTGTTTAATCCCAATTTTTTTAATATGTTTCTAATTTTATTTTTCTTAAGATTTTTAATGTCTATATACTTCTCTTTCTTAAGTTCTACCTTTATCATATCATATACATTTTTAGGAATATCTGTAGATTCTTTTGCTTGGAATTGCGCTAACCATTCATTGAAATGATTAATTCTTTTATACGCAAAATAACTTATTTCTCTAGGAGGTTCCTTATAGGATGGTTTATCTGAATCTATTAATATTTTTTCTTGATTACCACAATTTGGACATATATAAATACCTTCTGATTTAGAGAATATTCTTTCAACATTACATCTAGAACAAAATTCTAAGTTAATTTTTTTTTTCCTATTAATAATATAGTCTTTCTCAACATATTCTAAATATTTATCTAATATTTCACCCTTATTATATTTATTTTTATCTTTTTTAATGTCATCTTCTATCTTTTTTTCTTTTTTTGGGGAAAAAAAATCTAAAACTGATTTTTTGTCAGAGTTAGTTTGCTTTATAGCCTGAAATCCCTCATTTTTTTCATAATATTGGAATAAAATATTACTGGTGTTCAATAAGTATTTATTAGCATCTGTATTTTTTTCTATAAGCAATATTTTTTGTTTTAAAGCACTAATATCTTCTCTTATAGACAATTTTTTTTCTAACTCCATATCCGATAATTCTATAGTTTTTTTCTTGGATAAAATTTGATACTTATAATTAAGAGTATTTAATTTTGATTCTAGCTCTTTTAAAGAAATTTTTTCATTTTTAAAATTTTCCATAGCACTCTTGTGTTTAGCATCAATTGTTACTCGGAATTTAGTTTTTGGTGTAGAATGTTTTAATTTTTTTTCTTTAAATAATGACATAGAGTAATAGTATATAATTATTAATCTTTAAATATATACTATTTTAATTTAAATATAATGGATTATACGTTATTTTGATCGATAAAGTATCATAGATATATATATATAGTAAATTATTATGGATGTAGTAAATAATTTAGATTTTAATATAGATATGTTAAGTTTACATAAGATGTTATTTATTTATAACGCAGTCATCAATGGATGGACAGTTAAATTAGTATCTAAGAATAATTTTGAATTTACAAAAAAAAAAGAAAAGGTTAAAAAGGAAATTTTACTCGATAATTTCCTTAAATATTTTTCCAAAAATAACCTAGATATCAACACAATAATAAAAAAAAATTAATTTAATACTTTAATTAATAATTAATTAGCGTATTAAATACAGTTATTTTCGAAAAATATTTTCTTTTCATATAGTATAATTAAAAATGGGTGGTGGTTTAATGCAATTAGTAGCATACGGTGCTCAAGATATATATCTTACGGGTAATCCCCAAATTACCTTCTTTAAGGTAGTTTACAGAAGACATACAAACTTTTCAATGGAATCTATTGAACAAACATTTAACGGCAGTGCTAATTGGGGTAAGAAAGTTAGTTGCACTATCTCAAGAAATGGTGATTTAATTCATCGTGTATATTTACAAACAACTCTTCCAGCAGTCGACGCTGGAGATGATAAAACTTTTGCCTGGTCAGAATGGGTAGGACATCAATTAGTTAAAAATGTTGAAGTAGAAATTGGTGGACAACGAATTGATAAACATTACGGTGAATGGATGCATTTATGGAACGAGTTATCTCAATCTCCAGGCTTACAAGATGGATATGCTAGAATGGTTGGACATTCCGCTCATTTAACTGTCCAAACAAAAGAAACAGCTGAGACAACTTTATACATTCCTCTTCAATTTTGGTTTTGTCGCAACCCAGGTCTTGCTCTTCCCCTAATTGCCCTTCAATATCACGAAGTTAAAATCAATGTTGAATTTAATGAATTAAGCAAATGTTCATCATCAGTCCCTCTCGGTGCAACCTCGGCTGGTGATCTTAAAAATTCTTCATTATATGTAGATTACATTTACTTAGATACTGATGAAAGAAGACGTTTCGCTCAAGTATCACACGAATACCTCATTGAGCAATTACAATTTACTGGTGAAGAATCAATAAACTCTTCATCTAGTAAAGTTAAACTTAATTTCAATCACCCTGTTAAAGAACTTGTTTGGGTAGTTCAACGAAATACCGCAAGTCACTTTGATTTCAGTGATAGTTCTGCTGATACAGATGGTGCTACAAGTGGAACTCCTACAGATACAGATACCCCCCTCGATAGACAATTTGATACATTAAGAGTTACCAGAAGCCTTAACACTGTTAAAAACGCTAAATTACAACTTAATGGTCACGATCGTTTCCAAGAAAGAGAAGGTGATTACTTTAACTTTGTCCAACCTTATCAACATCACACTAATGTTCCTTCAACTGGTATTAATGTATATTCCTTTGGTCTTAAACCAGAAGAACATCAACCATCTGGAACATGTAATTTCTCAAGAATTGATAACGCTGTTCTTCAATTAAGTATGGAGACTGAAGCAACTGCTGGATCTAAAGTTAGAGTCTATGCCACAAACTACAACGTATTAAGAATTATGAGTGGTATGGGTGGTCTTGCTTATTCTAATTAAGTTACTCTTTATTAAATTATTGTAAAAGTATTTAAATTTTTATAATAATTTCCCATCAATAAAAGCTGGAATATACAAAATTATAAAGCATTTTATTTATCGTTAAGATTGGTTTTGTATTATTTATTATTACGGATACATCATATATATTTTTTTTATAAGTTTTATTATCGTTGGATTGTAAATAAATAGTATCTTTTATAGATTCATTAATTAATTGATTATTACCAATTATTCCTTTTTTTTCTATATCACTTATTATTCCTGAAAAATATTTAGTTAATCGAAAACCATTATATATAGATGGACAATTACAATAGTAATTAGCATCTAAATTTTTATAATTTAAATTGAAAATATGATATCCAGCAGACAAACGTATCTTTTTATAAAAATTAAAGTGATTTATATCTTGATTTAAAATAATATTATTAGAACCGTAAATATTAAGAGTATTTATATTTTTAGATTTTTTAAAATATAATTCTTGAAAGTTAAAATTACCAAATATCTCAAGATTATGTTCCTTAGGATAATAATATTTTATATTACATAAATTTTTATTTTGTAAAGGCTTTATAACTTCATTTTTAGATAACATACAATTAGAATTTACATGCTTACCGTCTTTATAAATTAAATTTAAATTATAATATGATTTATATAAGGATGATATGTTGTATTGTCCAGAAAATCTAAAATAAATAGGTAAATCCAATGTTTTATAAAAAATACCTTCTCTATATTTTAATCCATTTATAGTTAAAATATCCTGACTATCTGATTCCATATGTAAATGATACCATCCTGATTGAGGAATATATTTAGCTTTAATAGGTAAAAATAATAATATAAAATTGAATAAATAATTTATGTAATTCATTTAAATAGAATATATTAAATATTATTTAAATAAATTTGACTTTATTACATATATATTAATATACATAAAAATGGAAATTGAATATAAAGGAATCATATATACCATACACCAAAATAAATATGAATCGAATGATACATTTTATGAAAGAATGTGGGCAGTAGTTAAACAAGAACCTGTCTCTGAAAAAGATTACGAAAAAGCTGTCTATAATTCTAATTTATGGAGTAACTACAAGCATTTAGGTTGTTCATATTCTTTAGATATTACTAATATCGTAAAAGAACTAGATAAAAAAATTTATACTCAATAACATTCTTAAATTATAATTTATGCTTAGTTAAGGTAAATGGTTTTACTTTTCCATGAATATTGTTACATGTATCATTAGTTGCTATAACAATATTACCATAACTACGTGTATTTGACCAACTATGTGAATTAGTTAACTCGAAATCAATATTATTACCTATTATCTTTGAAGGATTATCATATCCTTCACATATTGATTTTTTTATATTATTACATTTACTTGATAAATTTATATTTCCACGTGGATAAATTTTTTCCCGTAAAAGGTGGATCTTTTTATTTTCAATTATTTCTTTTTTCATTTTGCTATTCTCATGTATACAATTGGATGATCTATCGCATGGGATATTACCTACACAATTTAAATAAAAAGAATTAGGATATTTATTACTCATTTATATAATTTATTAATATAATATAATTTATATTAGCAATTTAATTAAAAATAACAATTTTCTTAATAACTAACCAATAAGTCATAATTCCTAAAACAACAAATGTTATTATATTAACATAATATTCTCCTAAAAATTTATTTTTTGAAGGATTACTAAAAAACATCAGTAAATTGGTAATTATTAAAATACTAAGCATTCTAATTAAATCGTTCAATAAAGGATGATATTCTTTATCAATTTTTGATTTTAGATTATTTAGATTAGATAAATAATTCATAATATTCTATATAAATAAAAGGAGAAAAAAAAGATAGTTATTAACCAAAAGATTATAGTGAGTTTAAAAATGTATTTTTTTTTCAAGTTGTAAAACAAATGAATAATACAACAATGATGATAACAGGGGCCCTATTAACGGCTGGTATTTTACTAACCTATTGGGAAATAAAAAAAACACAAACTATATTAGATACCATGTTAGTATCGTTAAGAGAACTAAGAACATTAAATTATCCGAATAAACATAATCAAAGACCTCTTAATAATAAACAGACAGTAAATATGAAACCATTAAATAAATCATCCTATCCTAAAGTAGTTATTAATAAAACAAATCATCAAAATAATATTACTCAAATAAAAAACCAAATGTCTAAATATGAAGAAGAACTTAATAATATAGATGATATGTTAGATATGAATGAATCCGATGATGACGATGAAGAGAATGAAGAGGATATTAATTTAGATGAACTTAAAATATTAGCAGATAATTACAACCTGGAAGAAGGTAATAATTTTAATGAATTTGATGACGATCAGCTATTGGGAGAAAAAGAACATGTTCGTGAAGTCGGAGGTAATAATGTTAATAGTAGTGAAGATAAAGATGAACAAGAACAATTATTAAATAAAGAAGATGAAGTTGACGAAGATGAAGTCGAAGATGAAGTAGAAGATGAATTAGAAGATGGAGAAAACAGCGAAGTTGAAGAAGAAGAAGACAACGACCAGGATGGAGAAAACAGCGAAGTTGAAGAAGATGAAGTCGAAGATGATGAAAACAATGAAGATGAAGAAGATGAAGTCGAAGATGATGAAAACAATGAATTTGGCGACGATGGAGAAAACAATGAAGTTGGCGACAATGGAGAAAACAGTGAAGTTGACGAAGATAAAGTCGACGATGAAGACGAAAATGAAGATAATATCAGTCAATCTGAAGACTTTAGTACAGAATTAAATGAACAATTATTTAATGAAAATAGTTTAGATCATGAATTAATAAATAATATAGAAAAAATCTTTACAAAAAATGAATTAAAAAAAAAATGTAAGGAAAATAGTTTAATAGTAAAGGGTAATAAAAAACAGTTAATTTCAAGACTTATAGAAAGAGGAATTAATCTTAGTATTATTGAAGATAATTCAAATAATTCTGAATTAGCTTTAAGTTAATCATATAATTTCAAAATTAATATAATAAAAAAAATATTTCTTTATATTATAATAATGAGTTCTTGTTATAAAACCAGTAACAATAAGTATTTTAAATGCCCACCCAGAATGGATGATGGTAGACATTTTACAGATTATCGTCCTAATTGCCATGTCAATAATTTAATAAGATCTAATAATAGTATAACAACGTCGTTTCAGAATAGACAATTTTTGACAAATAATGCGAATAAATTAATGGATCTAAATAGAACATACGCCTGTCAAAAAAATTGCTGTGGTCCATGTAAAGAACCTTACAATCAAGGAACTATGAATCCCGAACAATCAAGAAAATCATGTAATAATAGTTCTTGTAAAACAGATTTAGTAAATCAAGAAGGTTTGGGACAAGGAAGAGTCTATTCTGAAGAAGAAAGTTCATGTTCTGATTGGCCAAAATCATTACCAATTAATCAACCGTACAATTGTTGTGCTGATAAAAAAAGTTTATTTAATTATTATAATCATATTGATAGAAAAGCACAAGGAGAACTTATACCTAGATTAACTGTTCCAGGTGGGGGAGACGCAATGAAAGGCGGTGATCCAGCTCCTTTTAATCTTTAAATTAATGTATAAATAAAATATAATTTAAAATATTTTATTAATATATTATATATAATGTGTGATAACTGGAAAGAAAATTATACTAAAGACATTAGCTGTAAAGGCATCGTCTTAGATTCAGGCGAAGGGGAATATGTTGTTAAGGGGTCAATTGCTTCTGCTGGAAATTCAACTATTATTTTTTGGGCACCCAATCCTCCTGACTACCATACAAGTTTTTCTGGATCAGGTTTACCTTTTCCTAATCCTGATGTAGCTTATGAAAATACTCCTAATAGAGGAGCAGTTAAAGCTATTGGAGGAAATTTTGAATTCAGAGTAAGATATCCAAATTCTTATTATATTGGACTTGGAACAGTTTGTGTAGAACCCTGTGTTCATGTTAAGGTATGTAATGGGACTTCTACTGGGAAAGTTCATACTATTAAACTAGGAAATGGTATTCCCTTTAGAATGTTAACATATCCCCCTACAAATAAAACGGCCGCAAGAGCTAATCCAATGTTCTATGATAATAGAGAAAATTTACCAATAAGATCACAAGAAAAAGTATTAAGAGATTCTTGTTACCCAGATGCTAACAAAATGCCAAAAGATTTTTGGGGTTTAAAACCAGCACAATAAGGTTTTTTATAATTATAAATTACTTAATAATTTTTATATAAAGAATATTTTAAATTATATATATTATACAATAATGGATTTTTTAGAAGAATTACATCACACAGTTAAGGCTATTTGTACACCTGGAAAAGGTATATTAGCAGCAGATGAAAGCACCGGAACAATTGGAAAAAGATTGGCTTCTATATCTCTTGAAAATACACTTGAAAATAGAATTAAATATAGAAAATTACTTTTTACCACAAATGGTCTTGAAAATAATATTAGTGGTGTAATTACATATGAAGAAACACTTAAAAATACAGAATTAATTAAGCCTTTATTAGATAAAGGAATTGTTGTAGGAATTAAAACAGATTTAGGAGCTAAACCACTATATGGGACAAATGGAGAAACAGTTACTCAAGGAATAGATAATTTAGATAAAAGATGTGAGGAATATTATCAATTAGGAGCAAGGTTTGCAAAATGGCGTGCTATTTTAAAAATATCAGACGATGGTTGTCCAAGTGAACTATCAATTAAAGAAAATGCAATGACTCTTGCAAGATATGCATCTATATCTCAAAAACATGGTTTAGTTCCTATAGTTGAGCCCGAAATATTAATGGATGGTAACCATAGTATCTTAAAATCTAAAGAAATAACTCAAAAAGTTATATCTAGAGTATATCAATCATTAGTCGAGCATAACGTAGTTTTATCAGCGACTTTATTAAAACCTAATATGGTTAGACCTGGAATTTCAAATGAATCAGGAGCTGATGATAAAACAATTGCTCAAATGACTGTTGAAGCTTTATATAATGCGGTTCCACCCAGTGTTCCAGGAATAGTATTTCTATCAGGAGGAATGAGTGAAATTCAAGCTACAAATGTTCTAAATAATATGTATCATATTAATAATACAAAATTGGATAAACCCTGGTATCTTTCTTTTTCATATGGTAGGGCATTACAGGCATCGGTATTAAAAACATGGATGGGTAAATCTGATAATATACTTTTAGCCCAGGAACAATTACTTAAAAGAGCAAAGGCTAATGGATTAGCAACTTTAGGTGAATATTTAACTATTGACGAATATATTAATGAATTAAATAAACATAATTTGACAAGCAATGGAAACACTTCTCTTCATGTAGAAAACTATTCATATTGAAAGAAATAAAATTTGATTAAAATTAATAATTTTATTACTTTAATAAAAACTATAATGTTTAAATACATTAAAGATCCTATCTATTCAGATTATTTAAAATTCTATCAAGATGAATTAGATTTTATAGATCATCCATATTTTAAAAGATTAAAAAAAATTAAACAACTGGGTTCACTTCACGAAGTGTTCCCATCTGCCACACATACAAGATTCGAACATTCATTGGGAGTGGCTCATTTGGGGGAAGTTTTTGTAGAACACCTATATCGTAATTCAAACATACGCCTTACTGATAGCAACAAGAGAATCATGAGAAATATAAAAATCGCAGGTTTATATCATGATGTAGGACATGGTCCTTTTTCACACGTATTTGATCATCATGTTCTTGAAAAATTATGCCCTAATAATCTGTTTAAAGATCACGAAAACAGATCATGTTTATTATTTGAAGAGGTCGCTAAAGAACTAAGTTCAAAAAATTTCAACGCTTATGATATAGATTTTATAAAAAATGCTATTGACCCATCTTTTCCACATAAAAAAAATTGGGAATTAAATGTTATCGCTAATAAAATTAATTCAATTGATGTAGACAAGTTTGATTATTTAGTCAGAGACCCATATCATATAGGATTTAAATGCTCTTTTGACCACACTAGATTACTAAACAAAACTCAAATAATGGATGGAGAAATTTATTTCCATGAAACTGTCGTCAATAATTTATATGACATGTATCATACCAGATATAAATTCCATAGAGAAGTCTACAATCATAATGCGGTCAAAGGTGTTGAATTAATGATTGCGGATATATTAATCGATCTCAATTCAATTTATAATTTTCCAAGTATAATAAATAGTCCCTCTGAATTTGGAAGACTTAATGATAATATAATTGAAAAAGTATATGATCACAAAGAATTATCTGTAGGAAAAAAATTATTAGAACGTATAGAGAAAAGACAATTATATAAAGAAATATATCGTGTGGATGGTGATGATATAGGAGAAGTAACCGATTATATATCTGATAAATATAAAGATAATAAAGAAACAGATTTTCATATAGTTAAACTAAAATTTGATTTTTGTAATGGAAAAGAGAGCCCGTTTCCCAATATTAATTTTTACAAGAAAAATAAAAAAGTAGAGTTTGAAAACTTACCTATGAGATCACTTCAACCCGAAATATTTGATGAAAATATTATTAGTGTATATTCAAAAACATAATATAAAAACAATAGTTAATATATATACTGGTAAACTTTTAATTATATGATAAAATAATATTACATATATATATATGGGTGCGGGTAAAAGTAGTTTAGTTAAAAAAAATGAAGTAATTAACTGGTCTTTTAAAAAAGAAGGTTGGTTTACGATGAATTATTCATTACCTGATATTATTTTAAAAGGGGATATTGTATTAAGAAATCAAACCGAAGAAGAAGGTAATAAAACTATAGATGAAATTCAACACGACACTAAAGATATATTAAAATCAAATCAAATTATAGGAAAATTTTCAAGTAAAAAAGGCAATTTAACAATAAAATCTGTTTACTATGACAACGAAGAAAATATAATATTTGAAATTACTCATAACAATGGTATTAAATATTTATTAAATTTAAATAGACAAGATTCGACATGGAGTGATGAAGAATATAAAGTTTTTTTACAATATGCTTTTAGAACTCTTTATGGTAATTCAAAACTAATTGTAAGTGAATTATGTCAGAAAACTAATAGTTTAAATTTTAATTGTAATCCACTTGTTGGATCAAATAATAATGTTAATAAAGGTAGTAATATAGAAATTAATGGATTCCCTATTAGTATAACTGGCGGGGGTTATGAGTATATAACAAATCCAGAAACTGGTAGAAAAGTAAATGTTAACGGTAAAATTGGAAAAAAAGTTATAAATACATATTTAATGAGCCATATAGGTGGAAGTGTGGGTTTTATTGTTGATAAAGCTGAATTAAGAAATTCTTTTTTATTTAGTATATTAGGGGCAGATTACAAAAACAAATGGGAACAATTAAGTAATATACCATATATAACAAATATTAACGATAATTTAGATCATATGTTTATTCAACTATTTGAATCATTAGGTGGAGAATATGAAGCTATGAATTTTTTTAAAAAAACAATAGAAGAAGAATGGGTTGCTAATGACAATGAATGGAGAAATAATTGGATAGGTGTACTTATTGGAATTATAGTTGTTAGTGTTGTAGAAAAGGAAGATGTAAGTGTGGAAGGTTTTGAATTTTTACAGGATAAAAACATTATAGATGAATTAGGTAATATGATAGAAAGTCCCGAAAACCCTTTCAATTTTATAAATGAATACCTTGAAAATAATTTTCCAGAGCAATTAATAGATGCTATGGATTATTGATTTACATTATATTAATACAATTATTATTTAATAATTAAATTAATAAGAATTTATTTAAAAAGAATATAGTATAAAATACTATGGGTAAAAAAATAATTTCAATTGATGTAGGTATTAAAAATTTAGCATATTGTATTATGGAAATAACTACTGATAATAAAGATCCCCATCAGTTTAATATCCATCAATGGGGTATAATTAATATACTAGATGAAAAATTAAATAATTGTCTGACATGTTCTAATTATATTGGTAATAAAATTTGTGGTAAAATAATATGTAATTCTGTACAGTTACCTTCTGGTGAAAAAATTGGATTTTGTGATAAAATAAGATGTCAAAAATTTATGATTAATTCCTATGAAAAAAAACAAATTAAGAAATTTAAAAAACCTACTTGTAAAAATACCTCGTTGTTAGAATTAGCAACAATTTTATTGAATAAATTGAATAATTTAAAAATTGAAGTTCCTATTGATGAAGTAGTTATTGAAAATCAACCAGTCTTAAAAAATCCCACTATGAAATCTATACAAATGATAATTTTTTCATTTTTTGTTCAAAACGGTATAATTAATAATGATTCCAAGATTAACAATATAATTCTTTTTTCCGCTAGAAATAAATTAAAAACTTATGATGGGCCCAAAATAGATGCTTCTCATCTCAAAAATAAATATAGCCAGCGAAAATTTCTTAGTGTCGAATATACAAAATATTTTATCAAAAATGTGGACAAATGGAATGTATTTTTTAATTCTCATAAAAAGAAAGATGATTTAGCAGATTGTTTTTTACAAGGATTACATTATTTATGTAAATAAATACACAAGTTTTATCAAATATATTATTTATTCTGGTAATTTAGATTAAAAATATATATATATATATTATAATGATTTGGAATACTATAACTAATCCGAAAACTGGAAGAAAAGTATCTATACATGGAGATAAAGGTAAAAATATACTACATAAATATTTACAACAATTTAATAATACTATTCAACATGGTGGTTCAAATAAAAATGTTAGAAAAACTGG